TACCAGATGTTTCAGATGCAAGATATTCTTTTGACTTATGCAATCCCATTCTATGAGCTTTATTTGCCACAGTGCAGTACTTAAGTCCAAGCTCATTAGCAAGGTCAATGGTTCTCATGTGAGGGAATTTTTCTCTTATGATATCATCTAAGTTCATACTCTCTCAATTTTAATGATTAGTTTCTCCCAAAGGTTGCTCATTCTGCGAGCCTCCCATTCTGAGTCTGCTTGCACAGTCTTTTTTAATATCCTCCAAGCTCCTCCCATGTATCCTCGATAGTGTATTGTCCACATTTTTTAATACTTTTAAATAGTTATTGTATCTTGTTATATCAAAGTTATCCCAGTAACTGATAATTGCTAAGTTGATTTTAGGCTCTCTCATGCTATCCTACTACTCCGATATACATCAACACAAAAGTGATAGCTAATAATGCAGCAGAGAACACTAAAACGTCTCTCACAGCCTTTTGATCTTCTGTCATGATTAATAAGTTTTAAGGTTTGACAAATAAAGTTCTAATCTTGCAAGAGCTCTTGACTGAATATTAAGTCTATGCTTATACTTAGGAAGTAACTCATAGAACATTCCTCTGCTCAAATCTTTTAAAGTATCAGATGTCAATCTAATTCGAGTCAACATGCCCTCAATCATCCACTCAACATCCTCAACACGCTCAGTTAATAGTTCATAGTCAAGGTATTTACCCTCACCTCTACACTCATTACAAATATCAGACTCACTGTGAGATGGATGCTCATAAGCACTGCTAATTAATACTGAACCTGACCCCCAACAAGTGTCGCATTCTTTGATAAATTCTGTTTTCATATTGTTTTGTTTATTATTTATAGGACAAAGTTAGTAAGTTTTTTCATATATGCAAATAACTAGATAAAAAACATATTAACAATTGAATGTTAATAACTGTTACCATATTGTTGATGTCAACTAAATGGTATAAAAAAGCCCACCTATTGAGTGAGCTTAGACATGTAACACCATATTACATGGGGGAGTTGATCCGGTAACTGTTCTAATGGTAAGTATCCAGATACTATTTTTTAAATCGCTTTACAACAAACTTAGATGCTAATGTCGCAATAGCTTTAAGGAATTTATTTTCTGACTCCACAGTTACCTTAGTTCCTGTCTCATCTTTTTTTATGTTAACATCTACTTTTTTACCATCATAATCAAGCTCATGATTAGTGCCATCTTTGTGGTATTCTATCTCAGCCTTATTTGTTTGGATGATAACATCTGTTTTATCACCTTCAATGTTAACCTGTACTTTTTTAGGTCTGCCTACTTTCTTTGCCATAATATATTATTTACTCCAACGTGCTTTAACATTCCTGTGGTCATAATGCACCCAGGTGCTATAGATACCAATTCCACCCTCTTCCATCTTACCTGCTGCAATAAGTTTCTCAATCACAGCTGCCACCTCTTTTGGTGTCATGCCGGCAATCTTAAAGTCAGCTGCCTCACCTGTGATATGCTTAGATGATTTCACTCCACCTACCTTAGCATTGTGCTCAGGTGATCTATATCCACTTGTAATCTTGATAGGCTTCCCTACCTCATCTCTCAACACTTGTAAATTCTTAGCAAGTGCAAAGATGTTTTGAAATACTGTATCTGAGATCACAAATCCATGCTTGTTAAACTCAGACAGGTTAAAATTAGTTGTTAGTTTCATTGGTTTCTATTGTTAATTGTGATAGTGTTGCTGCTACTGTTCCTGCTGTTGCCACATATCCTGCCACAGTTATGACCGCTGCAGGTAGTGTAATAGGTGCAGCAAGGATAACTCCTGCTATTGCACCCACTGTAATGGCTGCTTGTTGTACTCTCTTCCAGAATTTTGGAGTGGGAGCGTTCCATCTTTGTGTTAATGTCATCTTAAATTTATTTCTATTAGTTTCTTTACTGATTGAGTGAGCTCACTTATCTGCTCAGCAAGATGCTTGATTTCAAGTTGTGTCATTTTCTCAATGGCTTCATATTTAAACCTTGCCTCATTATCAACAAGTTCAATCTTGCCTTTGAGCCTTCCTTGAGTCTCAATGATATCCTTTTGTTCCTTCATAACACTTCTTAAGTCACTATGTAAACTCTTTAAAAAATACCCTATGCCGGATATGAGTATTGTTATCACTGTAAATGCTATCTCATTAAACCCCATCACAAAATCAATATGCTGTTATTATATCCGTTCTCTCTCATTCCTCCACATGGACAACCACTATGGCACTGCCCTACACAATTACAATTACATGCATCAATCATAGGTCTTAGGTCAGTATCTCTGTTCACCTCTGCTGTGAACTCAGGATATAAGTCCTTATTAGCTATCAAGTATCTTGTTAACCTGGTCTCAAAGAATGAAGCCTTTTGTGCATAGTGCTCCATCCCAAAGGCTACCTCTGATCGAGTTACTGAGCTTGAGAAATCCCCAAACTGAGTCTGCAGTCCTTTGTTTTTAAGTTGATATGTCAAGCCAAATACAGCATCCTCTGCACTTCTCCAAGCTATGACAGGTTGAATGTATGCCACAAGTGCCTCCTCATCATTAGTCAATGTCTGAGCATTGTACTTAGTTAGTAGATAGTTGTAGAACGTAGTGCCTAAGATAGGCATAACTCTGAGCTGTGCCTGTGTTGCTATATATGGAGTAACATCTGTCACATCAACATTGGCTGTGATAGGTGTGTTAGTCTTTAAATAGGTCTCTGTTATAAAGTATATCATGGTGCTGCAGGTGTTTCTGTTTGTATAACATCACCTCCCTCAATCGGAGGTAGTGAAGCAAGAGCTCTTATCTCATTAGGTGTCATTCTCTCAAGTACCTTAGTAGCTACCAATGGACTTAATGAGTTCAAAGCATCTGATGTCTTAGAGGTATCACCTTCAAGCTCAATGATGGTCTCATTAATTATCTGGAAGTTGTTAATTGAGAACTTGCCCGGTATCTTAGCAATGGTCATTATCTCATTAACTATCTCCTCAACTTGTCTCCTCAATGGCATGACTACATTTTTCTCAAATACAACATAAGCCTGCTTGATATCACTACCTGATCCAAGAGATCCTTGAGTGCGAACTCCCATAAGGATGGGATCTATTGTGTGAGCAAAGCATATCTGCTCAGTGTTAAGGCTTGATGCCTCTTGAAACAACTTATCATTGCTGTTAGTTGGTAGGCTTTCAATCTTAGGTAACTGATCTTGATTATTAGCAAAGAATGCAACAGCCTTACCTGCATTAGCTGCACCTTTCAACCTGTCAATGGTCTGCTTGATCATGTGTTTCTCCTCCTCTGACTGTGGTCTCTTAGGGAACATCATAGCAAAGGATGGGAATATTGAGTTTTGAATGTTACTCTTAGCAAAGTAACTTAGCTCACCACTCAAAAATGCAAAGTTCAAAGCAGATGTGTATTGAGGCAAAGGATACCACTCCTGGCCTAATGTCATTAACTCATAGCAATATAGTTGCTCAAGGTCAGTATTAGTAGGATGATACTTTTTAATCTCTCTCACATCAATTCGAGCTGTCCAATCATCACAAAGGAAGTATGTTTCTTTATCTCTTGACACTCTAACTCTCTCAGGTGAGATGTTCTCAACTTTATATATCTCTCCTTTCTTATTGTAGCATAGTTTGAAGTACACTCTATGGTGAACTATCAACTGTTGAGCTATGGCTCTGATTGTTTTACCTAACTTGAGCTTTCTCTCAAAGGTATATAACTTAAGCTTATCCTCTTGAGACATTTTCTCAGTCTCAATAGTGTATCCTCCTCCTATTGCTGAGTTAGTCTTAAAGTCAACTATAGCACCATGCAAAGGTGATGAGTAATATAGTTGATTAAGTAACTCTGGATAGAGATTATCCTGCCCAAATGGGATGTATCCTGCTATCTGATAGCGGCCATTAATATAAGGGAGTGATAGGTTAGCTCCACCTACCTTTTGAAATGGAGTAGAGAAGGATTGATATCCCTCAACTATCTCTGCTGTTTGTGGCTTGCTGCCTATAAATCTGTTATACCATGCCATTAGTCATAGATTGAATTAGTTTGTATCCCTGCCACTACCATGCGGCCCTCCTCTATCATAGTCAATCCTGTAGGATCAACTGTTGGAGTAGGACTCTCATAAACTTTATATCTGTATTGTCCCTTAATAAAGTCTATATCAGTAGGCTCATCGATAGTAAATAGGTTATATCTTGAAGGCCATGAGGATGTATCAACTCCCTGCCAATAGATAGGGTTAGCTGTAGTGTCAAACTCATCCTCAAATTCAAATAAATAGTAAGGATTAGAGATTGTTGTAACCTCTGTAAGTGTCAACACAAAGGTGTTAACTGTATCCTTCTCAAGATATATCATACCTATATTGTATCTCAAAGAAATAATTATTAAAAAAGCCCCACCGAAGTGAGGCTCTTAGTTTATAATCTATGGCAAGATTAAAGGAGTCCGGCAATAATAGCAGGGTCAACCTCATATGCCAAAGTAGGGTTCTCCGCTACCAAAGTAACGCTGTACTTACTACCATCTGCACGAGCTGTCCCAGATCCTTCACCTGTTGCAGATAACTGCAAGTAAGGGAAGTACCAATATTTCCCATTAGCATCCTGTACAATACCTGCTAAGTATTGTTGGCCTGCTCCTAATATGTTAATAGCTTTTGACTTATCCTGGTCTCTTCTGTGGAACATCAAGTTTATTGTTGCAGTCACATAAGTAGATCCA